AAGAAACCCCAATGCCCAAGCTTTTTATTCAAGACTTCATCAACGTTGATTTCGCGCGAGCTTACGCGCCAAAGATTCAAGAGGGGAGATTCACTTTAGTGAACAACTCCCTGATAAAAGTCCAACAGGACAACAGCGAGTATAAAGCTGATTTATCGCTAGCTAGTGATTTTCAGTTCGCTGGTCGCAACAAACGTTGCGAAAGTGTGACCGGTTTTACCAATTGGGCCGGCATAAACAAAAAATATTTGTCAGCAGACGGTGTATATGACCCGGCTCTAGCTTTAGCTGAATTTGCTAGATATTCATTCGAGCGGCGTCTCGTTAAAGAAGAAACATATTCATTATTGACAAAACAGCCACAAGTCGATAGCCATGAAGCTTTTATTTATAATATGTTGATTTCATGGTTAAAGGCTTATTTATATGAAAACCAGAAAGGAAAAGAAAACATCTTGAAAGTCAAAACTGTACCATACAGAGACAGCCATTGTGTCTTACCTTTGGATCGCGGTGAAGAAGAACACACTTATGAAATCGAGCTAGGATTGCCCGTAGATGAAAGCCTAATTTTAGAATCAGAATGGGAGATACGTGATAAAACTAATTATTGGGACCGACCTTTTGTACTACACTACAATGCCAGTAGTAAGTACCAGGCCCAGTTCTACCTGTCACATGTGATGGGCCGGAGCAGATCATCGGGTCTTAACTTTGATGTAGAAATACCTGGTATTGACAGTGGTTCTTTGTTACTTGATCCACTAAATGGGCCAAACTCACTGCCAGTTGATTACTCTGGCATACCTTGGCATAGACCACATACCCTATGGCATTGGATCTTAGACTATGTACAAATTAATAGATTGGAACAAGCTTTCGCTGCTGCTTTCGAAAGTCTTGGGGCCATGGCAGTACAACCTAACTGGTCGAGCCTAGAAGCATGCGCATGGCAGCATTCTGAGCTAGTCTTGCACCTGGGTGAGTTTAGTCCAGTGCGTGCAAGAATAAGAACTAATCTGGAAGGTGAGGCCTACAAGCCTTTTGCTGGTGCGGAAGAGTTCATGGTCCACGAATCAGATACTCCACCCCACTATTTGACTGCATCCGCTATGGCCAATTACTATATGTGGTATGGTCTCTATGCTATACATCACAACGTAGCCAGAAGTCAGGTAAACTGGCGGGATGTTTTCCTGTCATATGAAGGCGAGTTGTCTTCACTAAAGACGCCATTAGCACGTGCTTGTGCTATTTCAGCAATCACAGGCAAGGAATTTACTTCTTGCATGAGTGAGGGCGCTGCCATGTCAGTAGATCTATCTGCTTTAGCGTACTTAGAAGACATAGGACCACTCATACCACTTGACAAGACAGTAAAAGAAGTTATGCCTGTTAAAGCAATTTACGCTCCGGTATCTGGCTGTCTCATTGCTGGCACACTAGTAAGCGATTTTGAAGTCACAAGAGCACTAGCGCCAACGCAAACATATACGCCGCACGGATGTTATGGCGAGTTATATGATTTAGATGAACAATTAGCGATTACCAACATATATCGACTCTTCGGACATGATATTGTCTTGAGAGACCAAATAAGCGGTTTTAAAAAACATCCATGGGCGCCAGTCCGTGAGTGTTTGATTGAGCCTGCGAGCATAACTTTTGACCCTGAAAATACTGAAAGGTTAGTATTCGTGTCAAGTGAGCAAAGGGAAGGCCGATATCATACACTTCCTGGAATCGTGCATATGTTAAAAGGCGGTCCAATACATGTTGTGTTTATGCAACCTACGATTTCAATTAATTACTGGGGTTGCAGGACGACGCCATTACGACCAGTAGTGTCTGTCAATCGGGTTAAGACCGAAGTTAAATTCTTGGTCAAGGCACCTCTAACCTATAATACGGTGGGTTTCACAGCTCGTGAAATAAAACGCACACCCGTAACGGGTTTTCGGACAGAACAGAGCGTGGCCACGTCTATGAAACCCGAAGGAGCTATAGTGAGAACAAAAGACACTATAGATGCTCTCATGGCACAACATGGTACCGATGTCCGCACTGCAGACTCGAAGTTGAAGCCACCAACCGAGTCAGTGACCACGGCGTCAATGTAATCAACAGACGTCGCGCTAAGGCAGAACCGCGAAAGAGTTTTGCTGCATTAGTATGTGAGGAAGGATCACATACTAATCGCGAATGGTCCTTCCGCATCAGAGATGGATATGTGCCGACTGCAATGAGAGTGACACTACACAAGACCATTTTGGCAACCCGGTTTGAAGACAGTGAATATGTACTAATAGACAGAGTCGAGGGACTGGATCATACAGGGCCTGGACTTTATGACTACTATGGCACGGTAGTGACTGCATATTTCTTGAGTGGTACGGGAAGCACATTTGTATATTATAAAGTAAATCAAGAGATATTACCCAGAAGTGCCAATATACTTGGAATACTCTCCAGACACTTCATGGGTGATTTCAGCGGATATTACAATGATTGGTGTGCGTTAGAAAATGTGACCTATGACCTAGGGAAAGCTTTACCAGTTTATAGACATAATGCCAACACTATTAAAAATTTATTAAAGCCTAAAATATCAGGAGAACATCACATACACTTCACAGCGGCTGAAGTCTGGGCAGCGTTAAGTCCAGCACACCGCGAGAAAGCCCATGAAGCTCTAAGACTACCTGCGGATGCGACAACGAGCATGATGGGGGGCGTTATGTTGTGGCTAGCTTGCTTAGACAAGGCACTATTTGAAGTAGTGATTCAATCTGACTTGCTAGACGCACCTGACGTGTCAGAATACGTGAAGCGAGCTAAGAGATTAAGCGTCTTAGCGAAATCATATCAGAACATCGTCGCAGAGGATCTCAGAATGATATTCGAGGCTGATGTTCTAGTTAATAGGTCTTTTGGAGAAGTAGATTGGCAAGGAGAGAAGAAACAGAGGTTACGACCAGATCTAGCTGGAGTATCACCAGAAGAAGTCTTCTCTGACGCCTATACGTTATTCACAAAGCCGGACATGCATCGAAAAGTGCCTAAGAAGATGGATTGGGAGGACTACTGGTCAGCGCGTTGGCAGTGGTCAGCATCAGGTTCGGTACATAGTCAGTATCCTATCGATTTGGAGAAGGTGCCAAAGGATAGAGAACTTAAAAACAAGTTTATTGCATTAATAGCAGAAGATGACCACGCTATGCAATACTATAGCCAACGGCGACCGCAGCTACATGCTTGGTCTTCCGTGAAGTACGAATGGGGTAAGGAGCGTGCGATATATGGAACAGACATAACCAGCTATGTTATGGCCCATTTCGCATTTTACAATTGCGAAGATACACTGCCTAGTGACTTTCCTGTAGGTGAAAAATCGAGACCATCTTTTGTGAGCGCTAGAGTTGCGGCAGTACTGGAGAATACCCTACCATTCTGCATAGACTACGAAGACTTCAACAGCCAACACGGTAACGCGCAGATGGCAGCAGTAATCGATGCATACCTAGCAGCTTTCGGCAATAATCTAAGTGAAGAGCAGAAATATGCTGCGCTCTGGACACGTGAATCTATATTTAATACTACAGTTATTGATAATATGGGGACACAGACTACGTATCCGACGAAAGGAACTTTAATGTCAGGATGGAGATTGACGACATTTATGAATTCAGTCTTAAACTACATATATACACGCAGAATCATAGGATTACTACCGACGGTAAGTAGATCTATACATAATGGAGATGACGTTCTGGTGGGGGTGAGGAATTTCGAAGTGGCAAGAGCTACAGTTGCAGGAGCTAGTAGGCTGGGAGTCCGTTTGCAGCGTAAGAAGTGTGCATTCGGAGGCCTTGCTGAATTTTTGAGGGTCGACCATATGAGGGGAGAACATGGACAGTACCTTACCCGTAATATAGCTACCATGATGCATTCTCGAATCGAATCAAGAATTGCAGTCAGAGTCTCAGACTTGATAGAATCGATGGAACAACGATTTGCCGAGTTCGTGCAGAGGGGTGGTGACTTATCATTGACAGCATCATTGCGTTCTATGTACTATCATAGAATGGCACCCGTTTACGGCAACACCACAGAAGACCTATATAAGGTTAAGGAGACTCACCGCGTCGCAGGTGGGATCTCAGAAAACAGATTTGCGACAATTAAATACAAAATATCGACGAGAAAACGAATACAAGGAGTTGAGTTGCCAGCTCAACTACCGGGTATCGTTACCTACGCTAAACGCGTGAAGGAAGAGTTACAACTTGATGTACCACTCGTCAGAGTAATATCACGTATAAGGACAGCTACACTCAATGCTGTACAGATGGTAAGGGCTACTATTCAAGTAGACCCCAACCCAGATGAACAGCGGTACTCTGTGTACAAAGCCTTAGCCGGAGCATATTCAGCAGTAGCAGAAAACTCATTATATGGTAAGGCCATGTTAACTGGGTTCGTATTCGACGTGTTATCAAAACACGAAGATCTAGTCGGACTTAGAAGAATGTTAACAGGACCTCACGACAAGATGGAGTTAATACGCGTATTAGTCTG